AATAAAAACCCCCCAGTTAAGGGGGGCTAATGCGTGGGAGAACATGCATGACAGTGGAACTGTCAAGGACATAGTATCACAGCGTTCTCCATACTCGTAACCCTAAACAACCGTTTTCGACCCATATTTTAGTTAAAAACTGCCATTTTCTCTGTACAAATACATTTTTTACCTGTTTTTTAGCCTCTTCTGTGTTGATACAAAGGATAAATATAGAAGTATTTACGTGCATAGTGTCCCAATCCACTGCTATTTTTACTCCGTCCGGGGACAAGTCATAGTTCCGTAATACTTTCATCTGTACCTATTGAGAACTTCATTACTAAGACATCTGCCGGGGGCAAGTTTAAGCTAGTGCCTTTGGTCAAACGCACCTTTGCTCGTTTACCCTCACAATGTTCTTTTATCTGACTAACTAAGTTACCGTAGTTTATCTGTTGCTCTCCGCACCAAGTCTTCAGTATCTTAGGTACCACGTAAAACTTCTGCGTATCTGTTTCATAGCGTGCAACCAATTTACCTTTGGCTACGGCTTCAGGTATTACTAACCCATCTAGTCCGTTACCTTGGTTCTTTCTGTTGTCGTGACTACTTTTTATTTGCAGTATGTTACTAAAATGCTCACTAAAGAAGTCATTCATTACATCAAAGATAGATGCGTCCATACTCAGACTAGCGTTTTTGTTCTGTGGTATAAGTACATCTATAGCCCACTTAAACACCTTGCTAACATCAAACCTTACCAGACCGATTCTTTTCGCTATCATTAATCCTGCTATGGTAAAACTGACCTGCGCTGACCAGAAACGGTTTTCAGCCTTTAATTCAGCTTTCTTGTCCACACGCCTTTGTACCTCTAAGCACAGTTTTCGTACTTCATCTAGGTTTTGCATCACATACTGTATAAACACTATACCTGCGTGCCCACAGTTATTGTGCAGGTCTCTTTCAAACTGGTCTGTCTCTTCTTTACTCTTAAACTTATAAGATATGTCTGCCACATGACACTCTAAGACTCTCTGCGCCTCGGCTTTGGGCATGGCTTTTGCCATACTGACACGCTCAATAATGCTAGTGTTACCCGTGGTAATAGCCATTAACTTCCAAGGTCTGCCACGTACACGCTCAACATTACTACTGCCAGACATACGATTGCGTTGCATACCGTCCGTAAATTGATATAAGAGTTGAGATCCATCTCTAGGGCTTATCTCTGTTATCTCATCTATGCACCAAGGTAAACTGTGGTACACCTCGCCACGGTTCATCTTACTGTTCAATGTATCTACCTGACGTAGTACGAGGTTCTCAGGGTTGCCCCATATACTAGCACTGGCCCACATAGCAGTTGTTTTAGCTAATCCTGACTTCTTACTATGTAGGTGTAGTGCACTACAATTTACATTGGCAAACTCCATAAGTACAGATCCAAAGCCCACCCCAGTTACATACTGGTACATCTCAAAGTCATCTCGGTTCCAAAACTCCAGTGTTTCTTTCCACTTCTCTAAGGTGCCTTTTGGTTCAAATGCAGGGAATAAACTAAGTGTTTGATTAGAAGGAGCGTTAAACTGTATCTCGTTCGCACATACTTTTTTGTTGCCCAGTATAAAAGTGTCGTACTTATCGTTAGCCCATCCAAATTGTCTGTGCGCTTCGTCAGCTACAGAATTTGCTTGTAACTCGTTAATCCACGTAGTCGTATACGTCATTAATTCTTCCATCCTCATCACAGCTACCCCCTGTGCGGATAGCGTTTTACGAAACTCTTCTTTTGAAGTTACCGCACTCAGGGGTAAAGTAAACTCTCTTACACCGTCCTTTGGTAGATGTAGCCGCATAACTACAGACTCTCCAAGTTCGGGGTCTACTACCCTTTGAACTACATATATATCATTATGGTATATACATTTTTCATCTACGTCCCCATCTGCATTAGACAGTCTAATATAAATTCCACCGTTCTCCCCTCTAAAATATGGGTGCGGTAATTTTACTGTCTCTTTCTTACCTTGAGAACTGGCATCATATTCCTTGTATCTTCCACCAAGTACAATCGGAGACTTAATCTTTCCCCAGTTAGGACAGTTAGGACACACATCAGGATTAAACTCATCAAACTTTACACAGGTATATGGGCCTTTTATTGGGCCAAACTTCTTCTCAGTTTCTTCTTGTGAATAGTCAGGGTGCCTCTTTGAAAGCATATGCGATGCTTCTTCGCCATCTACGCAAAACCTAGCAATAGATAGCCCTGCCCTCCACATCGGTTCGCTAGTATTCTCTTGGTCTTTAATAATTCTTTTTAGCTGTTCACATCCACGCCCTGCTTTTGTTTTCTTTACTATGTCTACAAAAGAAGATTCCCTGTTGCCTAGTAATGCATCCATCACAGCGTTACTGCCCGAAGGCGCAATCTTAGTGGGTGGTGCAATCGTGTTTACCCCTATTAGCTTTGCGAAATCATCAAAGTCCATAGGAGTAAAACCCTTGTGCCTCAACAAAATGACCTCTGCGGGCGGGTCTGACTTGTGGTTATGTGTAAAAGGTACACGTAGAACTCTAGCCACATCAGATGTAACAGCCGGGTCAGCGTTCAGTCCATATCTTGCACACGTACTTTTAAAGCTTTCCGCTACAGGAACCCAGTCGTCCGATGGTATATTGTCAGATAAAGGCCAGTATGCATGTATGCCTCTGCCAGAATCAGCACATATAGGTTTGGGTAAACTAATTTTAGTACAGAACTCTCCAAGAGCGCGTAAAGCCTCAGTCTTGGTTAAGTAATCTTTGCTTGGGCCACAGTCTAAATCTAAAAAGAAACTACGTAAGTGTTTTACATTGTCTGCTCTTCTTGAACCCTTTTCTTCAAATGCCGCGAGTGCGAAATATACATCGTACCCTAGCTTATCTAAATCATTCCCTTCAGATATAAGTACATCTACATCTTCGTAAAACCTTTGCGTTCGTTTGGAAGTGACTTTGTTAGCGGCAAATAAACAGTAGAATCCTGAGTGACCAACTATCGCACGTAATAAGTCGTTGGTATTCATAATCTCACCTGAAAATAAGATGCTAGGGAATGGGTAACTCACCCATCCACGAAATGATGTTACCCTTCAAGAGAATTGATAACTCTCTATCCCTAGCAAACTTGACTAATCGTCACCCCATTCATCAATGATGGCATTCAAATCATCGTCATCATCTTTGACTTTAGGAGAAGGTTTCTCTTTCTTTGCGACCTTCTTGGGTTCTTCAGGTTCATCATCAAAGTCATCGTTGCTTGCTTCTTGCTTTACAGGCTCCTCGCTAACCGCAGTAAAACCGCTAGTCGGATCATCGTCGCTTGAGCCATAACCTTCCACCGCTTTAAATCCGGTAGCCGTTTCTTTACGCTCTGCCAGACTAAGTACCTGTACAGCCTTTGGGTGACAGTTTACCGTGCCTGTCCCAACGTCGTACTGAGTAAAAGAAACCTTTATGTTTACCGTACTGCCAGTAGTCAGTTGAAAATCATCAGGACAAGGTTGCAGATTAGCTTTAATCATTTGAGGTTTTTGTGTGTGACCCCAACTATATTTAGCCTTCACCCTACATTTTTTCCGCCAAGTGCGCTTTTCTTTGTCAATCTTTTTGGCTTCTTCCGCAGGTATCTCTTTTCCTGTTTGTGGATCTACATAAGTAAAGCCATCAATAAACGACCCTGTACCCTCTTCTTCATGATACTTCTTCATCGCATCACGGAGTTTTTTTGCTTGTTTCCAATCAAGGTGAACGTCAACTTCAAAAGCCGCGTTTTCTGTATCAGCACTACAAGGCTTACTAATATTTTTACTCGTATCAAAATGATAGGGTTGGTCTAACTTAGGCCAAAAAACAGTTGCACTTTCAATAATATATTCCACTTCTTTGTTCTCCATTACATTGTAGTTAAGCGTTATTGCTTCAATCGAGTCTGGATGCCCGACTATGTTTTGTAGTAATTTAAGTTCGCATTTCTCCGCTGCGCGAACAGGGTTAAAAAATAACTTTGGGAATGTACTTTCTCGATCAAAGTAGATTTTTGTAAACACTGTCAATGCAGGAGTATCGTTTTTACTCAAGAATTTTGCGTACTCTTGTAAGGGCATGTGCCCTTGTTGTGCCCTACCAAATATACTATTAGCAGGGACTTGTAGTTGGTGTACGTCATATAAATCATTTTCAAAAACTACTGCTAGTTTCTGTGAAAACTTACAAGATCGTCCACCATTAGGCGCACTACCACGAACAGCGTGTGGGCAATCCATACAATGTACAGACTGTTTTTGTTCTACAACACTGTCGGGTTGTTGCGTATCTGACGACCAACATACAGGTGCTTGTGGGTTAGTGGGATCATAATCACCCTCGTAGTAAACCCTCTGCACTGAACTAGCGTTCACAATTACAACCTCAATGAAGTCCTGACTTTCTTGTTCGTAATAGTCTTTGTGGCCTACACTGAATTTGCCGTTGCGTATGCTAATTTTTTTCATACGTCTTCGTCTAAGTTTAACTCTGGCATACCCTCTTCTATAAGCGGTATGGGGTCAGAGATTTCAGGTTCGCTGTTGCCTTTGAAATGGTGTTCTATTTCATCAAGTTTGAAACGATAGGTGTTACCCACCTTTATATAAGTATTTCTAGGTATGTAATTTTTGCGTAACCAAACTCTCACAGTAGATATGCTTACATCAAACTTCTTTGCCACAGCGTTGATTGTCACGTACTCGCTCATCATGTGCCTCGCGGTTTCTGAATCGTAATTGTGTATTCCGCGTCTGCTTGCAAGCCTTTGGGTAGAAGACCTTTGTGTTCCTCTTCCTCTAACCACTCTTTGAGGTTGGTTTGAGATATTCTTCTTTGCAAGATATCAGGTATCTCATGCTCAAGAATAAACTCATGAAGCTTCTCCCAATCGTTAGTCCAATAATTGACTTTCTTGGATCGGGTAAAAGTGCCTTCATTAGTTTTTACAGAGTTGATATCGTTCTCTCGACAATGAGCGAGTAAGACCTCCTTGATCTTATCTTGCTTCGTCTCAAGAGTTTTATCCTCTTTCTTATAACTTTCTTTGAGCTTGCCTCGCTCGTCTCGCAGAGCGCGAAATGCCTTAACTAGCTTGGGTAAGCTAGGTTTATTTTCTTCCATTGCTGTTCTCCATTGCACCAGTAAAAACTGGGAAACTCGACTCTATTATGTTTTTATTAGTTAGTCAAGCAAATCTTTATATAAATCTATTATTCGTGTGTGAATGTTTATTCTGTTGTCTAAGAGTGAGTAGATACGCTTTTCTACGGCTGAACTTTGCAGTTGTACCACCGTACACTTTTGATCTTGCCCTGACCTATGTACCCTTGCGTTAGCCTGTGCGTAAGTCTCAAGGCTACTTGTCGGCCCCCACCATACCACCGTATTAGCGGCAGTCAGTGTCACACCATGAGCCGCAGACTGTGGCTGTATGACTAACACTTTGGGGTCAGGCATTGTCTGAAAACGTTTGAATATCTCTGTTCGCTTTGGCGCAGACACATCTCCACGGATAATCTCTGCATCAATCCCATCTACCGCTAACTTATCCACAAGTATATCTATGACATGTCTGAAAGGTACAAATACAAGAACCTTCTTGCTTGACTCGTCTATGACTTCTTTAAGCACTTTGTATCTATGTTTGATATCGAACTCAAGGGCTTCGCCATCATCCGTATACACCGCGCCACATGATATTTGCAGTAGCTTATTCATGTTTACAGCCGCATTGGGCGCAGTAATTTGTTCTCCTGCCGCTTGCATGGTCATCTTGTCTTTCAATAAATTGTAGTATTTCTTCTGTTGGCGTGTCATTTCTATCTGACGTTTGACATACACCATGTCAGGTAAGTCAAGGCATTCTTCTTTTGTAAACCGAATCGCGGGTTGAAGTGCATCAAATACGACATTTACAGAATCCTCTTTCGGTACCCACTTGAACTGCGTGATCTTTACCATCACCTTATCTCTGAAAGCACCAAAGAACTTGGGCACGGCATTGGGGTTGACAATCTTCGCAAGTCCATAAGCATCAAGAGGTGATTGTGCCGCAGGGGTTCCGGTCATCATCCATATCCACATATTACTGGTAAGTAGTTTGTTTAACACTTTCCATCGTTTAGTCTGTGCGTTTTTATAATGCGTGGCCTCGTCAGCTATTATTAGATCGAATCTACCGTTAGCTATTTCATCGGCTACTATCTCTACACCATCGTAGTTAATGATGACGTAATCCGCGCCTTGATTGATTATCTTCTTGCGTTTCTTTGCATCTCCGTAAGCTACGTCTACAGTTCTGTGCATGGCAAACGTAAACAAGTCTGCCCTCCATGCGCTGTCCATAATAGACAAAGGACATATCACAAGTACACGGTTCACTTTACCTTGCTTCATCAGGTAGTCGCTTGCCCAGATCGCACTAGCAGTCTTACCTGTACCTTGCTCGTTGAAACAAAAGGCTCGCCTATGTAGGGTAAGGAAAGAAGCTGTTGCTTTTTGATGCTCAAATGGTTTCAGCTTGCCTGTCCATTCGTACCGCGACTCGATGGGTGAGGGAGCTTTTACACCAAGGTTATTTAGTACGTGTACCTCGTCAATACCCCAATTTACTAACAGTTTCTCGTCAGGGAGTACCTTACTTTTTGGTATTATTTCAGTAATTTGGTCTGAGTTACGAACTTCCCCGACCAATAACGCTCTATTTCTTACGATTCGCACTAGACTTCTTCTTATAATTACGACTTCGGTTTTTGCTCTTGCTCTCTATGCGAACTCCGTCTTTGTTGGAGCCGCCTCTACTTAACGCTTTGTTATGGCTTATGTCTTTACCTTCGCGTTTATCGGCTTTACCGTTTTTATTTTTATCAACTCCTGTCTTATCCATCTTACGCCTTGCTTTCTGGCGTTCCATACGATTGCCATGTTCCCCCCTTTCCTTTTGTTGCTGATACTCTTTCTTATAAGGTCTTGGCTTGTTCTTGTAAGGCATCAATTCCTCCCGTTATGTACACATTCAAGGACTGCACAATGATTTCTACACAGCCCACTAGGTTTTGGATTCCAAACGTCATTATCCAAAGACTCTCGCATTAGCGCAAAAGCATTTGTCCATTTAGCCCATAGCAACGTCTGGTCTGTCTGTTTATATTTTTCTTTAATAAACTCGTTGCACACCACAAATAACAGTCCGGCACGTACTTCTTTGATTGCAGGGAAATGTTTAAACATCGCCATTGCCATCAACTCTAACTGTCCTTTATCTGCATACCTTGCAGACTTACCTGTCTTGTAATCAATTACCCAAGCTAACTGGCTATCTGTATCAAGTATCACTAAATCAGCTATGCCTCGCCACCACACATCATCGGCATAAAAACCACAAGGGTCTAATCCTTCCGTCAGCCCCATCTTAAACTCGCAGAGCTTCTCACCTTGCTTGGTGATTAATGAATCCAATACAGGTTGCACATATTCAAAGGCTCTGGGTAACGGCTCTTTGTCACGCACGTACCTCTCAGCCGCTTCGTGCATCAGTGTGCCGTACCGCATGGCCTCTGTCTCTTTGTCCTCGTACTGTTTCAACACCTTCATGTGATAAAACTGCTTGGGGCACTGTTCAAATGCTTTGGCCTTACTGAAAGACCAAGGCACAATACTACTCGCACTCACCATAACTATCACCCACACCTGACTCGCAATCAATGGGCAAGCCTTCTGCCCAATCTGGAGTCCACCTCATACATTCTTCGATGTACGACTGTGCATCCGAAACCTCTGCATCGGGTACACAACAAACAACCGAGTCATGTACGGTTAACACGACTCGATACTTCTTAGCTATTTGTAGCATCTGTTCGCCAATAATGCAACGAGCAATCGCTTGGCAGACATTCTCCACCACCTTACCACCGTATATCTTGTTGCGCCCTCTGCGAACTTTGTACGTAAACTGTAAACCTTTTTCGTCCTGCTCTGCCTCTAGGTCGTTATAATATATGTACATTCCAGAAGGAACCTTTACTCCGACTGGAGAAAAGCTGCACCCTAATACTCCTTCTTTACCAAGTACACACTCATCTTCCCTTGAAAGGTTTATGAGCATGTTCTGAGCTTCGCGCCACAGGTGACTTATCTTCCAATTAGTGTCTCTGTATATCTTAATAACGCGCCTTGCCTCATCCAGATCCATATTGACCCCTGACACCTTCAACTGATCTTGAAAGCGTACTGCCCCCATGCCGTACCCTGCACCAAGTATGGTTGTCTTACCTACAAATCTCTGGTCTTTGGTTACGTCTTCTTCATCAATGTTGTATATACGAGATGCCATCTTTTTATATACATCTTCACCTTTAGCGAACGCCTCTACCAAATCGTCTTGTCCTGCCAACCACGCGAGTACCCTCGCTTCTATCTGTGATGAGTCTGCATCTATCAGTTTGTACCCCTCTGGGGCAATGATACTGTTCTTCAGTTTCTTACCGTTTGGCCCACGGCTAGGTAAGTTCTGTATGTTGATCTTGTCAGCACCGCCCCAACGCCCTG